GATACGTGCAACTTTCGCTTTGCTACCTGGCGCAATCCGCTCCCACCCGCCCCGCCTCATGCAAGCGTCCGCCGTCGGCCTCGTAAAATCTATGCAACGCTTGGAGGGAAAGGTTCACTGCATTTTTCAGCGATCTTTGCGATTGCATCATCGATAACTCATTGACGATGCTCGCGTCCTGCTGGTGACAAGGCACCGCCCATCGCAAGGCCGGTTTGAAAGTCACCAGGGGTGTTGTCCAGATTGGGTGGGGCGCATCCTCGCGGATGCGCGGATTGTCCCTCGACAACCTCTGGATTTGCAATGCCCCGCTCCACCTCTGCCCCGAATACCGGCCAGGAATCAAGGCCTCCGCTCGATCTAACCCCGATCAAGCTGATCGAAGCGCATGGTCGTCGCCATGGCAACAGCCGGGAATGCGAGGATACCTCGCACCCAATCATTCGCAAACTACGCGGTGAACGTTATTGCAATCAGAGCAATGAATGGCTGGCAAAATTCATTCAGCAGCAACTGTTCACTTTGGACTACCAGCAGACCGCCGCATGGTACGCCGAGGTCGCGCGAAAACTCTCTCCCTTAAACGGCGACCTTGCGCTGCTCGGCTGCAATGACCGCTATTTCCTGCTCACCGTCTTGCTCGGGCGTCAGGACGCAGACCGCCCTTGGCTGTTCGATCGCTGCCGCGAGGTCGAGCGCGATCCGGACGGTTACATCGATCTATGGGCCCGCTTCCACTACAAGTCGACCATCATCACGTTCGCCGGCGCAATCCAGGAGGTGATGTGCGATCCCGAGATCACGATCGCAATATTCTCGGTCATCAAGCCCACCGCACAAACCTTCCTCAATCAGATCAAGGAGGAGTTCGAGCGAAACGAAAAACTCAAGCAGGTCTACCACGATGTGCTTTATGCTCTTCCTCGCCAGAACGGCAGCGACGGCCGCCCGGCAAAATGGGGCGTCGCCCGCGGCATCACCGTCAAGCGCAAGTCCAATTGCAAGGAGGCCACGATCGAGGCGCACGGCCTGATCGACGGCCAGCCCACCTCGCGGCACTTTCACCTGCACATCTATGACGACGTGGTGACGCAGGACTACCTCTCAGATGAGCAGATGCGGAAAACCACCGAACGGTGGGAGCTTGCAGACAATCTTGGCTCGCACCGTGGCGTGCGCAAATGGATGGCAGCGACACGCTACCACTTCGCCGACACCTGCGGGGTGGTGATCGACCGCAAAAGCATGAAGCCCCGGATTTATCCGGCTACAGAAGACGGCACGCTCACGGGCAAGCCGGTGTTTTTGTCGCAAGAGCGCTGGAATCAGCTAAAGAACGACCAGCGGTCGACTGTTAGCGCGCAGCAGCTCCTCAATCCGATCGCCTCTGACGAGGCGACATTCTCCTCGCTGTGGCTCACGGCTTACGATGTGATCCCTGCGGTGATGAACGTGTATGTGCTCGTCGATCCCTCGATGGGGGAAACTGAGCGCTCCGACCGCACCGCGATTGCCGTCATCGGAATCGACCAGGGTCAAACAAGTATCTGCTCGATGGCGTGTGCCACCGCATGAAGCTCTCGCAGCGGATTGACTACATCGAGCAGTTCAAAAGAAAATGGGAGGACCATCCCGGCGTAAAATTGGTCAAGATCGGGTACGAACGCTACGGCATGCAGGTCGATCTAGAAGTCATGCGCGAGAAGATGACACGGGAGAACAATTGGTTTCCGATCGAGGAACTCAAGACCAAACAAAGAGGCCAGCATGGCAAAGTCGACCGCATCCGACGGCTCGAGCCTGACATCCGGGAGCGCAGGTTCCTGTTTCCCTGCGTGGCATATAACGCAGACTTTGGGGCCCCTGGGGATCGGGTCTGCTATTGGTCGATATGGACTGAGAAGGAGAAGCAAGCGTTAATTGAAAGGATCAAGGAGGCGGAAGAGGCCGGCGACGATGATCTCGCCGAATCGCTTAAGCCCGCGTTAGCCTACAATATCGGGCAAATCACCTTTCGCCCTGTGCGCGGCCTAACCAGGCGGCAAAGAAATTGCGAGAGGACGGGCCAGTATTTCCGCGTTGTGGAGGCCCTGCAACGGCGCGACGAGCAGGGCAATATCTACGACCTCACGCGCGTCTTCTTCGATGAACTGCTGCGGCATCCATTTGCCCGGCACGACGACCTGATCGACGCGGCCTCACGCATCTATGATATTGATCCGCAGGCCCCCGAGGTTCATGAGGCGCAAAGCACCGAGCCGCTGGACGTCGATTAAACCGATACTTTGAAGGGAGATGTTCCGCTCTGACCGGCCACACGATTTGGCGACGGGGTGCAATCAAAACATCGAGGAGCTTTCCTGCGCTAGTGGTGATCCGCCATCAATCCAGCTTTGATTGGCCCGAGCCGGCGCTTGGGCGCAACAAGAGAGGATTCACGGCTCATCATCATGGCGGAGCGGCCGAGCGGTGACGGAAAGCATGGTCGCTGGCGACTTTGATTTGTCCAGCCTGGATGCCGCAGCGCTTCCCTCAGCAGCCACTCGGCGCCAAGCCTCGAATGCTTCCGTGAGCGGGTCGTCGGAATCAAGCGGCAGATTCGGGTAGAGCGTGCGTAGGTTTTCGAGTTCGCTTTGCTCGGCGGAGCTGCGTCCTGCGCCAAAGTCCTGCAATTCCAGGTCACGAATACGCCGCTGGGCGCACCCCTCGGGACTTTCTTCGAATGCCGCAAGCCGCGCCCTCAACTGCGCTTCTTCGGCATCTTCGGCCTCCGACAGTGCACCACCTCCATATGATGGAGGCGATATGCGCTTGCAGTAGAGCTCATGGAGTCGATTGCTGTCCTTTTGCGCCTGCTTTAGCCCATAGCCCGCCGGGCACCCGATCGCCCCTGCCCTATCTTCTATGCGCGCCCGAAGTCTCAATTCCTCTTCCACCTCGGCCGCACTGAGCGCGTCGCTGCACTTTTTGCGCACAAGCTCGCCTAGGCGTTGATAGTCATCGCGCAGTGCCTTGGCCACTGCATCAGCGACGGTAAAGGCGCCGGCAGCATCGATCAGCTTCGCCGTTCCAGGCAGATCGTCCGGCCGAGCCCTTACCGGCCTCGCGTGAACGAAGGGGAGCGTCGCCTGGCCCGCCTTGATGCGGAGCTCATCCGGTGCGTCGGGATCTCTCATGATGCCCAACAAGAACTCGAGCGGCGAAATTTGCGGGTTCGCGGCAGCAGCGGCGTGTGCGGCATTTCGCAGTGCGGTTTTCTTGTTGGGCGTGCCGCGCTGGCGACCGCCGCGCCTTTCGCCAGGTTTCGATCCTCTTGGCATTGCTCTTTTTCCCAATTACGAGCGTCCGCCCTTGGCGCCTTAAATCTATGCGTCCGTGGGCATGCGACCGATGCGATCTGGACAATGGCCCCCTGGTGACTTTCAAACTGGCCTTGTGATGGGCGGCACCTTGTCACCAGCAGGACGCGAGTATTGTCAATGAGTTGTCTGTGATGAGATGGCAAGAAAGCGCGCCTCGAGAAAGTCATGTCATCCCTCAGTTTTTGTCGTCCCAATCGATGTGAAATACCTCTTTGGAGGCTCACTCGCTAGCGAGTTTTCATATTTCCTGAACCCCTGAGCGTCATAATACCCACCTTCGCGAATAGGTGAATCAGGGGTAGTGCCAAGATGATGAGTCATTTGGGTCACTTAGCGAGTATTCCACCCTGCTACCAATTCGTGATTCCGGGTACTAGGCTCTCAGGGACCGCGATCTCGTCCATGCGGTTCCCATAAAGTGGCGCGGGGGCGGAGCAATGACTAACCCGGCACCGCAAGCCCCACGGCCCAGAACTCACCTTGTTATGTCCGCTAACTGAAGAGAACCGGATATTAATGCAGCGGTGCGGTAATGGCCGCACAAGACCCGGTGCGGACGTAAGCCGGGCCGAATTTCTGCACTGCAGCAAGCTCGCCAATTTGCTATGCTGTTGCCCGTCAGTTCAGGGGCAGCGGATGCAATTCAATCCAGTGAGGAGGCGAGATTTCATCACGCTGCTCGCGGCGCGGCGGCGTGGCCGATGGCGGCGCGAGGGCAGCAACCGAAGCGGAT